CAAGGCAATCTCTCTCCAAGAGCAGCCTCAGTCATCCCGGACAACCCGTTTGTTACCGAGTCCACACCGATCATTAACTGATGACTAACAAAGCAGCCCCAGCCAAAAGAGGGGCGAAAAGAAAGCCCTTAGTCGGAGCTGTGAAACCGCGCATCTGCACCCCTTTCCTCAAAGGCGCATCTAAGATTGATGAAGTTGCTGAACTAGCTGAGAAGATTGGCCAGCCTTTACTTGATTGGCAGCGTTTAGTGCTAGAGGACATGCTTCGAGTTGATGCCAAGGGCGATTTCCGGCGCAAAACAATGGGATTGCTAATTGCACGTCAGAATGGCAAGACTCACCTGGCTCGTATGCTTATTCTTGCCCATCTGTTCTTATGGGATAGCAAAATGGTAATTGGTATGTCATCTAACCGGAATATGGCCTTAGATACTTTTCGGCAGGTTGCTAACGCAATTCTTGACAATGATTTCCTAAAAGACCAGGTTAAACAGATCAGATACGCCAATGGCCAGGAATCAATCACAACTCTTAAAGGAAACCGCTATCAGATAGTAGCTGCAACAAGAGACGGTTCTCGTGGACTTACTGCTAACTTTCTATTCATAGACGAATTGCGTGAAATCTCGGAAGAGGGCTGGAAAGCAGCCAGACCAACAACTCGTGCAACAGGTGGCCAGACTTTAGTCTGCTCAAATGCCGGTGATGCTTACTCAGTAGTGCTAAACGATTTACGGGAACGTGCTTTGTCATATCCATCGCCTACACTTGGCTGGTATGAGTATTCTGCGCCACCGCATTGCAAGGTTGATGATCGTAATGCTTGGGCTATGGCTAACCCTTCTCTCGGCAAACTTATCGATGAGGAGACGCTGGAAGAGGCCGTTGCCACCAACCCAATAAACAACACTCGCACCGAAATGCTTTGCCAATGGGTCGATTCCATGACCTCACCCTTCACAACTCAGATGGTTACTGATACCTCAGACTCAAATCTTCAAATTACTCCTGGTGGAAATATCGTATTTGCGATTGACGTATCTCCATCTAAGCGATCTGGTGCATTATTGGCAGGTAAGTTAAATCAAGCCACCGGAAAGATAGAACTAGGGCTTATGCAGCTTTGGACTAGCGATGTGGCGATTGACGATCTAAAGATGGCGGCAGATGTCCACGCATGGGCGCAAAAGTTCAAACCGCGTGTAATTATGTATGACAAATACGCCACAGCTTCTATTGCTCAAAGACTGCAACAATCTGGGCAGAAGTTAGAAGATTGCTCTGGCCAATCGTTCTACCAGGCTTGTGGTGAGATATTGGATGCCTTTGTGAATGTTCGCTTGGTTCACTCCGGCCAGAAAGAATTAACAGAATCCTGGTTCTCGGTGGGCGCAAAAACTAATGATGCTGGATGGCGAATTGTCAGACGCAAGTCAGCAGGAGACGTAACTAGCGCAATCTGCTCAGCGATGATTGTCCACTACTTGACACGCCCACAATCAACACCCCAAATATATGTTTGATATATGTCTCGATATATGAGACAATACTTGCCAAATAGTGTAAGGTTGGTGTATGGGTTTATTCTCTCGCTTTAGCAAACCACAGGTTATTGAAGCGCAGTATGCACCACCGGTAATGGCCGACACTTACCAATACCAAATTCCTTACAACCTACTTTCAATAGACCGCATTAGCGCGATGTCTATCCCAGCTGTTAATCGTTGCCGTAACTTAATCTGCAACACTATTGGCGCAATGGAATTGAAATTAGAATTAAAGCGCACAGGTGAAGATTTACCTAAATTGCCGTGGATGGATCAACTTTCAAAGAATCAACCAATGGCAGTTACAATGGCATATTTGTGCGACAGCCTTTTGTTTTTTGGGGTTGCGTATCTCGAAATTGAAAGCGTCTATCAGGACAACGGTTATCCAGCATCATTTAACTGGGTTGCTAACTCTCGCGTTATTCCTAAATACAACAAAACAAATACATTTATTGAAGGTTATCAAGTTGATGGCGCAGTTCGCCCTATGTCTGGTATTGGTTCGCTTGTAACATTCCAGAGCATGACTGACGGCATATTGCAAACAGGCGCACGCAGTTTGACAGCAGCTTTAGATTTAGATCGTGCATCTTCAATAGCAGCAGCAACTCCAATGCCTTCTGGCGTTCTAAAGAACACAGGCGCAGACCTTGGCGAGAATGAAGTTCAAGGCCTACTAGCTGCATGGCGCAACGCTCGACAGAATCGTTCAACTGCTTACCTAACAAGCACCCTAGAATTTCAACCTGCATCATTCTCACCTAAAGACATGATGTTAAATGAAGCAAAACAATACATGGCAACTGAAATTGCAAGACTTTGCAACGTGCCAGCGTATTACATCTCAGCAGACATGAACAACAGCATGACTTACGCAAACGTGCAAGATGAACGCCGTCAATTCGTGTCTTTATCTTTGCAACCTTATATTTCAGCAATTGAACAACGCCTAAGCATGAATGACATAACTCCATCAACACAAAAGATTTCTATTGATTTGGATTCCGGATTTTTGCGTGCTAACCCATTAGAGCGTTTAGAAGTAATCGAAAAAATGTTGGCACTTGGACTAATTACAGTCCAGGATGCTATGGCAATGGAAGAACTATCACCGAATGGAAGTGCGTCAGATGCAATTAACGTTCAGTAGCAATATTCAATGCGATCAAGGCCGCAGACTAATCTCTGGCAAGATTGTTCCTTACGATGGCGAAATTGGCCAGACATCAGTAGGCAAAGTTGTATTTGAACAAGGTTCAATCCAACTGCCTGAACCAAACAAATCAAAACTATTATTAGAACACGATGCCAAAAAACCAATCGGCAAAGCCGTTAACTTCAACGAAACAGCAGACGGCGTTTATGCATCTTTCAAAGTCTCCAACACTAGCCGCGGAACAGACTCACTAATCGAAGCATCAGACGGCCTTCGTTCAGGGCTTAGTGTTGGAGTCGAAGTTCTAGCATCACAACCACGTAACGGCGTGTTGTATGTTCAATCAGCAAGACTATTTGAAACAAGTCTTGTTCAGGCAGCAGCGTTTGATTCAGCTGCCGTAACTAGCGTTGCAGCATCAGCGGCAGAAACCGAAGATGAAGCACTAACCGAAATCCCACAATCAGAAAGTGAGGCCATCTTGGAAACTCCAGATGCCGTAGCACCTGAGGCTGTAGTAGAAACCCCTGCGGTTGAAGCCTCACGCCCAACAGTAACAGCAGCAATGTATGCCGCTCCACGCATTGAACTCTCAAAAGAGAAGTTCCTTGAAAACACAATCCGCGCAAAGATGGGTGACGAGGATGCTCGTCAATACCTATTGGCAGCAGCTAACACAACAGATAACGCCGGACTTGTTCCAACACGTCAGCTAACAGAAGTTATCAACCCATTGGCTAACGCTGATCGCCCATTTATTTCAGCAATTTCATCAGGCGTATTACCAGATGCAGGTATGACGTTCGAAATTCCGAAAATTTCCCAGGTTCCACAAGTTCTAGTGACAGCACAAGAAGGCGCACCAGCAGACGTTGATCTAAACAGCTCTTATCTTTCAGTAGCAGTTCAGAAGTTCGCTGGACAACAGACATTCTCTGTTGAAATTCTTGACCGTTCAAGCCCAGCATTTTTTGCAGAATTGGTCAAAAATCTCGAATTTTCAATGGCTAAGGCAACAAATGATCGCGTATCAGCAGTTGTAGTTGCAGCAGCAACAGACGGTGGAAACCGCACAATGTCAGCAGCAAACCTTCTTGACTTCGTAGCAGATGCAGCAGTATCTGTATATTCAGGCACACTTGGATTTGCTCGTAACATTGTTGTATCTCCAGAACAATGGGGCGCAATCATGGGTCTTGTTGATTCAACAAACCGCGCAATCTACACAGCTGCAAACCCAGTAAATAACGCTGGCGTTGCAAGCCCAACATCACTACAAGGAAACATCAACGGTCTAAACCTTTATGTTTCTCGCTCACTTTCCGGCACAGGCGATGGCACAATCGTTGCAATCAACCCTGAGTCATACACCTGGTATGAGTCACCAACATTCCGTCTAGAGTCAAACCTAATCAACTCAGGCCAGATCAATGTTGGCTACTTCGGCTACGGCGCAATTGCAACTAAGGTTGCAGCTGGCGCATACAAGTGGATGGTTGCATAACCCACACCTAGCAATAGTGTTGAAGGGGCTTTGTAGCCCTTAGCCCCTTCAATTTTCATTAGAGAGGAAAACATGGCAGCAACATACGTTACCGAAGCAGAACTGCGCACAGTTCTAGGTATCGGGTCTCTCTATGACAATGCAGTTGTTGAAGAAGTCTGCCAAGCAGCTGAGAACATTATCAAAGGGCATTTATGGTTTAACAGCACCCCTAACATTGGGCATAGTAATACTGCAAGCCCTGATCAAGTCGGCACACTTTATTTTGCAACTCCACACGAATTTTACGTTGGCGAGACAGTAGTAGTTCAAGGCAATGGCGCAAAGTTTAACGGCTCACACACTATTACAGCCGTCGATAATGGTTCTTTCCGTTCTACAAATTACACAATCAGTTTTCTTCTTACTGGCAATAACATTGCGGCAAAGCCTTATCACCCAGTAGTGCCTTATGGCTCTGTGTTTGGCGAGACATACGTGGACTTTGCAACAGTTCCAGAAGTCAGAGAAGCAACACTCATGATTGCCGTTGATATTTGGCAAGCAAGACAACTTTCAAACGCAGGTGGCGTAAGTCCGGATGGATTCACTATCTCACCTTATCGTCTCGGGAACACACTCCTGGCGCGCGTGCGTGGTTTGATTGGGAATTACTTAAATCCAAATGGGCTAGTCGGATGACAGTTGCCGTCACAACTCTCCGTTCTACCATTGCAACGGCTTTAAGTAATCCAACGGTATGGCAGGTATTTTCCTTTCCACCTGCCTCACCGTTGGCCAACAGCGTAGTTGTAGAGCCTGATGATCCTTATATCGTGCCAAGCAATAACCAACATATAACTATTGCACCTTTGGCTAACTTTAGAATTAAACTTTATCTTCCATTGCTAGACAATCAAGGTTCATTGCAAGACATGGAAACCTTTATTGTTGCAGTATTTACCAAACTAGCGGCAAGTTCGCTAAACTATAACATTGGCTCTGTGTCTGGGGTATCAGTTGATACAACAGCTGGAGACCTTCTCACAAGTGAAATACGTGTGAGCCTACTTACGAGTTGGAGTTAAACAATGACTAATCTGACACCTGAGGATTTGGCTTTTCTTAAAAAGATTGGTCAAGTTCAACCATCAGCCCCTAAGGCACCAGCCAAGAAAGACGAGGAATAAAGAATGGCAATTTTTCTAAACAACAAAGTTGGTTTCAAGGTTGCAACAGTTGATCTATCAGATCACGTTACAGCTTTCTCACTAAACCGCCAAGCAGACCAACTAGAAGTGACTGCTATGGGAGACACAGCCCACAAGTTCGTTACCGGACTTTCAGCTGACACCATCACAGTAACATTCTTGAACGACACAGCAGCAGGTTCAGTCCTTGCTACTCTACAAGCTGCATACGGAACAACCGTAGCGTTCTCTGCAATTCAGGATAAGGATGCAGCGGTAGCAGCAACAAACGTTCTTTACACAGGCACAATTCTTGTTGATAACCTAACAGACATCAACGGCGCAGTAGCAGACGAAGCAATGTTCGACATTACCTTTACATGCAACAGCACAACCGCTGTAGCAAGCACAGGCACATTCTAAACAACTAACAGAAAAGGGCTAACATGGCAAAGTTAAGAATAGTAAGGACGGATGGTAGTGATACCACCCACACAATCACACCAGCAATAGAGATTGCTTTTGAAGCGTATGCCAAGAAAGGTATGCACAAAGCCTTCCGTGAGGATGAGAAGCAAACCGATGTTTATTGGTTAGCCTGGGAATGTATCCGCAGATCGGGTGAAACCGTGAAGCCTTTTACTTCTCCAGACTTCATAGAGTCTTTAGAGCGTGTGGAAGTTCTTGATGATGACCCTTTGGACTGACCCGCGATTCACTTCATTATCTCATAGCACGAATGAGTATAGAGACGGGGATCGCGGCACAATCCTTTATTGACATGGATGTGCGAATGTTCAAAACGTATTTAATGGCAATGAAGGATCGCTCAAGGGAGATGAAGGATGGCAACGGCTCAACTCGTAGGCGTTAAAGAGTTGCGTTCTGCACTTCGTAAATTTGAACCTGATTTGTCTAAAGAAATGCAAACCGAAGTTGCTAACTTATTAAAGCCTATTATTAAAAAGGCTCGCGGTTACATTGAAACAGAATTTACTCCATCTAATTGGCGTGGCGAATCAAAGACTGGCAAGTGGCCTATTTACAACGCAACTTTAATGCGTAGAGGTATTGGCTACAAAACCACACCATCCAAGCCAAACAGACGTGGCTTTATCTATGCAGCTTCTATGCACAACAAAACTGCTTCCGGTGCTATTTATGAAACCGCTGGCCGTAAGAACCCTAGCGGTATGCAAAAGGCACCTAAAGGAACACTTAGAACAAACAAAAATTATAGCCATTCAAATAACCCACAAGCCGGTAATCAATTTATTACAGCGTTGGAAAATGCCAGTCCTTTGAAGCAAGGCAATACACGCCCAGGATCAGGCAGACGTGGCCGTTACATGAAAGGCCGCGCTATCTTCCGCGCATGGGCTGAGGATGCTGGAAAAACCGAAGGTGCAGTATTAAAGGCCATTGAAAAAGCCGCTGATAGATTTAGAACAAGGGTAGGTTAATCATGGCAAAAACAGACTTAATGATTGGCATTGGTGCTGAATACAAAGGCAGAGGTGCTTTCAAGCAAGCCGAAACCGCTACTACTAAACTTAGCAAATCAGTTAAAAACCTTGCTGGAGCAATCGGTATAGCCTTTGGAACTAGAGCAATTATCAATTTTGCACGTGCATCGGTCAAAGCATCCCTAGAAGCCTCTGCTCAACAAGAGCGATTAGCCAGACTTTTAACAGTTACAAATGACGCAAGCACAGAGCAAATTGCCGTATTAAATAAGCAAGCTGATGCTTTAGAAAGACTTGGCGTTGTATCTGCTGGAAGCATTACCCAAGTTCAATCTCAACTAGCAACCTTTGATTTACAAATCCTAACAATTAACAGATTAACACCTGCCATCCTTGATTATGTAACAGCTGAGAAGGGTGCGGCAGCCACAGCAGATGACTTTAAGGCTGCAACCAACGGTTTGGCTCAGGCACTTAACGGCAATTTTGCTTCTCTCACAAAGACAGGTTTTGTCCTTGATGATGTAACAAAAGAACTTATTAAAAATGGCACAGAAAGCGAAAGAGCTGCTGCCCTTGTCAAAGTTCTTGATTCAACATACAAAGGATTCAACAGGAGCCTAAGAGACACACCAACAGGCCAATTCCAAATTCTTGCTAATGCAGCTAACGATGCAAGAGTCATAATTGGTGACGGTTTAACTGACGCAATGGTTTCAGCCTTTGGCGGTGGAGACGTTGAAAGAGCAACTACAAACATGCAAAAAATGTCTGGAGTAGTTGCAGATATTATTAGAGGACTTGGCACTATGGTTGGTGCAGTTACTAATCTCAGGGTTGAATCAGAACAACTTACCAGTAGTGATTTCATGGGAGCGCAAACAGGGCGTAGAACTCCATTTGATCCTATGGCAATGAAAGCACCAGATTTAACTCCTACTTTTATGGCACTTGTCAAGGCACAACAAAAGGCTGACGCTTTAGCAATCAAGCGTCAAAAGCAAAGAACTGCTGAACTCAAAAAGCAGACTAAAGAAATGAAGGCGCAAGCAGCCCTAGCCAAAGCAAAAGCCGTATTAGATAAAGCCGACAAAGTAATGAACATGGATTTAATCCAGAACACAGCTGCGCTAATGGGCAAGGTAACTGCCGATGAGA